GTATGCAGCATAAGAACCTCTTCTAGTTGTGCCTTGATTAAAGGCTAACATCTGAGAATCAACTACATGCATGAAAGGAATAGAGCCAGTTGACCTAGAGCCATGAGTAGTAGATATACCATTACTCCTAACATCTCCCCAGTATCCACCGATACCCCCACCTGAACTTGCCAACCATATATTCTCATCGTAATGAGAAGATAAACCAGTCCTGCTATCAGGAACATAATTAAGAAAGCAAGAGATAGGTAGCCCACGAGTAGTTCCCCCGTTACTAAGTATAGGAGTGCTAAACATGAACCAACAGTCGGAACTGTAGTCATAAAGTCTTTGAGCCAATACATAATCTGTTTCTCCTTTAAATGTTGCACCAAAGACTGCAGCTCTCGCAAAAGCCTCCTGTGCATGAGTTTCATTATCCCAAAAATATCTATCCTTGAGAGTATCTATACTAAACTTATCAAAGTTTTTTTCTTTGTCATAGTTTATTATAATTCCTAAATAACTTTTAGTTCCTACTTTATCTTCTACCATTTGTTTCCTCTAAATATAATGCTATGATTGAATAGTGTATTATCTTATATAGTTCTGCTTTTTTATTATCTTTCTTCCCATATCGCATAGCATACTTCATAATATTACCAACAGTAAAACCTTCTCCATGTCCGGCATCTATTATCATATCAGTAGCTTGATATTTACCATTAGCATAATGTTGAGTATAAGTTTCATCTATATATGATTTAATCACATTAAGAATTTTATCTTCATTAAATTTATAATTAATTCTTTTTTTCATAATATTCTTTTTTTGTTTGTTTGTAAAACCATCTTAAACTGTACGCACTAATCATAAATTTATTATTAGCGAAGATGTGTGTTTGTTCAGGAAGAAACTCATGTAAATTTTTTCTGTTGATTCTAGATTTATCTTCTCCATCTGGTGTCATGGTTCTTAACCAATCTAATAATCTTTCTTCTGCTTTTCTTCTTATTAGTTTAGATTTCTTGCCATTCATAATTCTTTACCAGTTGCCAATATTTTAATATACTATTAAACATTTCTTTATGTTTCTCGTGTGATTCTTTATCCCATATATGACAAAGAACTATACTTGTATCTGCTCTATCTACAAAGATAGAAACTCTTGTAGGGTCATCTATGTTACAACCTTGAGCATACGCTGATAGTTGCATACCATGTTCATCATAAACTAATTTACTAGGTTCTTTACCCTCAAGATTATCTTTAGTTTTAAAGTCCACAAATATCCCTGACTTAGAATACAAGTCTATCTTACCACCATAACCTTGCTTCGCACAAAAAGAATCTTCTGCTATCCAATCTTCATTAGGAAAGTTTTCATCCAACCATGATTGAATAATCTTGTAAGGTTTAGATTTACCTTTACCAAGAAATCCTTTTTCTATTTGTGCATGTATTTTAGTTCCCTCTTTTGCAGCTTTAGAACCAATCTGTTTTGCATCAGCTTTGCACCTGTACACAAAAGAATCCATAGACTCTTCATCTCCTATGTCAAGTGTTGCTGCAGATTTTATCGCTTGAGTTATCTTCCAGTTTTCTAATGCCGGTTTTGCAACCATACCAAGAATAGTAGTAACGGAAGGAACAAGTCCTATACTTTTAGCATCCCTTAATGTAGTATTTCTTTCTTTACCATTAGCCCCTATGATAGTGTACATAGGTTCTCCCTCAAGAGAATACCAATGTCCGGACTCGGATGTAAACTTATTATACTTATCTAATTCAGTTTTGTCAAGGGGTTTAGTCATTTTTTAGGTCCTTAAATGTTTTAAATACATCAGATGTAAATAATTTTCTAATATTTACTAACCACATCTTACTTGCTTTATGGTCTCCACCACATACAGACTTTTTAAAATCTAATTTATCTATAAGTTGTTTTAGTTTTGGTACATCAAATATAAAGGTACAGAATATGTCATCATCAATACAAAGATTATGAAACCAAAAGTCTGCCTCAGTTGTAATGATGCCAGAAGGTTTACCATAAGATTCATACTCAATACAAATGTTACCTGTCTTCATCCACATACCTCTTTCAGATTTTACTTCTATCTTTTTATTATTAAGCATGTCTGCTATTTTATCTTCTCTTATCTGACCATACTCTAAATCAAGGTCAAACTTTTTTCTATCTTCTTTAGTGGGTTTCACTCCAATTACCTCCTACTTTATATTGACCAGTTAAATCACATCTCATGTTAAACTGCTCTGTTACTTTTTCTATTGACTCAACACCTAGTCTGCCAATATAATCTGCTTGAGATTCTTTAACTTGTAGTTGCCACTCATCATGTATGTTCGCTACAAACTTAGCATCTACTGTGTTAAGTTTAATTAGTTCATGTAAGTTTACCATAGCTTGTTTCATTACAATAGCACCACATCCTTGCAGTAGTGTATTTAAAGAAGCATGTTGACTCCTTACATATATCTTCCTACCATCTATCCCTTTTAGAAATCCACGATTAGAAGCTTGTTGTACTCTATCTTTTAACTTTTTTAGAGCCGGTAAATTACGGAAAAATCTTTCTCGTAATGCCTTACCTTTTTTAATATCTCCGTTTATTATTTTACCTATCTTAAAATCTCCAGCCCCATATACTAGAGCATAAATAAATGTCTTAGCTTGGTCTCTAGTTTTAAGACCAGCTAGTTCTTGATTAGTAGAATGTATATCTCCATTGACTACTTCTTCAATGTAATCAGCATCATTCATATAGTGTGCTAACATTCTTAACTCTAGTCCACTAGCATCTATACCTACAAGTTTATATCCCTCTGGTACAGTCCAACAAGCACGACACTCTTTACCATAAGGACTACCTAAGTTTGGAACTTGAGCCATGTTAGGATTTCTATGGGTCATTCTACCTGTAATAGTTCCATTAGGTATAACTCTACCATGAACTCTGTCATCTTTTAATTCATCAATCCAAGATGAGACCTGTGCTATTCTTTTCTGATACAATAAATAATCAGCTATTAGTTTAGCCTCTTTGATATGAGTAATCTTTTTAAGTGTTCCTTCATCTACAATAGGTTGTCCAGTAGGAGTAAACTTTTCTGGTTGCCAACCAAAGTCTATAAGATACTCTCCTATTTGTTTACGACTACCTAAATTAAAGTCAACTAACTTTCTACGCATAAAAGGTTCTCTGTTACCAGATATAAGAATATTTTCATACTCATCATCTGTAAGTCCTCTCTTACTTAACTCTCCATTCTTATTAGTGTAGGGCAATACCATTTTATCTTCTACCCATTTAGGCTTAAATGTTTTTTGCACTTCATCTTCTACATCTGCTTTGTTTTGACTAAGTTGAGCAAGTAAAGTCATGGCTTGTTTACTATCAAAATAAAACCCTGTCTTTTCTTGTTCTCTTATAATTGATGCAGTCTTTTGTTCTAAATCAAATGATTGTTTACTAAAGCCTATACCTTCATCTAATAAATATTTATATACAGCTTCATTTAATATTACATCTTGCTCACAATAATTTAACATAGCCGGAGTATAACTTTCAAACTCTGGTTGTTCTTGTTTAGGTATTCCTAATCTATATCCCCAAGTCTTTAGGCTATGTCCATTCTCTCTGACTGGATTGTAAAGTCTTGACATAACTAAAGTATCTATAATCTTTCCTTTGTATTTAAAGTTATAAAGATTACCAAGAACCGGCAAGTCAAATCCTATGATGTTATGTCCTATCAAAGTGTCTGCATCTTGTAATAGTTTTATACCATCTTCTATTTCATCTGGTGTAAATCTGTAAGACTTACCATCTAATTCTTTTGCTACAATACACCAAACTTTTGTAGCATCTAAGTCATCAGTTTCTATATCAAAAATCAGCTTCATTGTCAAATGTTTCCTCCCCTGTTACTTCATGTAATCTACCAGTATCAATATTATATCTTAAACTACAAGCCATCCCAGTATCGCCTGTATATCTTGACTTCAATACTCTTACTTTAGTTATGTTAGCTTCATCTGGATTCTCTGCTTGTTGATTTCTTTCTAATGCTATAACACAATCAGACAACTGTGCTATACCTTGTGAACCCTTGAGATGAGATAGAGATACCTGTATGCCTTTCTCGTGTCCTCTATCGCCAGATGCCCTCCGCAAATGCGATACCCGTATCATACCCACACCAGTTTCCTCTACCAGACTACGAAGTCTATTCATTAGCATGTCGATACCTCTTCTCTCATCTCCCTCTGTCAACACATTTACAAGCATGTGTAAGTGGTCAACCACCACCCAGTCACATTGACAACCAACAATGATATATCTTAACTTAGAAAATATCTCATCAATATCTGTTGCTCCTAAATGTGCATGAATATAAACTCTCCCCTCTTCTATTGCATTATCAAATAAAGTATTTAGTTCTTCATCTGTATACTTAGCTCGTTTCTCTGATAAATATATTCTATCATTAGCTTCGATAGATACAATACCATCTGCAGTTCTCAACCAATTTTCTTCTAGTGCTATGATACCTACATTATCTTTTGTATTCTTTATAAGATGATGTTCAAGTTCTCTAGTCACACTAGACTTACCAAGTCCTGTACCACCAGTCAAAGTTACAAG